CCCCAACCCAAGCAATCTTCTGTATTTAGCTGAACCGACTTGTCTGCCGAGAAGCTGCCAAGCTGGCCTGTAGCCAAAACCGATGTCAGCGCTGTTGTGCTAGATACCGTCAGGCTGCCAACAGCACCAGTAGCCGCTACCCCAGCATTCAGCTGTTGCCCCGCCAGAACGTCCCCAATAGAGGTCGTGGCTTCAACACCGCTTATTGCAACGGTGACGCCTGCTGTCGCCGAGAACGGCGCAGCTGCGAATGGGGCAAACCCTAACATTCCGTTCCCCTATATTGGGAACGGCTTACGCCAAGCGAAGCAGCGCGGTCGTGTTCGTGTTGGCGGGCATCGTCAACGTGAACGTACCTGCCGTAATCGTCTGCGAGCCGAATGTGTGAACGCTCACCGCTTTGTTGCTCTGAGTCTGGTTGTAGATCAGAACCGTGTCAAAAGCCGTGGTCAAAGTAACGCCGGTGTACACCAGGCTGGCTGAAGGTGTCCAGTACGCCGTGGTGCCTGAAGACGTTGGGGCCGTAGCGTTAGTCACGGCAATTCCGCCAGCAGAGTACCCCAAGCCGGAGACCTCGCCAGAAGTCGTATAAGCCGTGGTGCTGGCGTTCAACGTAGCGGAAGCCAAGTACAACGCACCGTAAAAGGTGTCTGCCGTACCAGTGCCGCGAGTAGGGGCGGTGCCGAAATTGTGCGTTGCGGTCATCAACTCCGTCTTGAACGAAGTGCACATCGCTTGGGTATTCGCCATGATTAAATCCTTTCAACCAAACATTGCGGCCATGCCATCGGCAAAGACGTTTTTCTTGAGGTGCACATGCACCGAGCGGTGAACAAGCTCACCATCCAACCAATACTCTACCCAACGGGTCAGCTCGTTATCGTTGTCAACGGAACCCTCGCGCTTCTCCAGCAACGAATCGTCCATTTCGCCTTTTGTGGTGGTCACCAGAGCCATGGGATTTCCTTTATACCAAGCGAATAATTGATGTCGTGCTACCCGACGTTGGGAACTGCACAACAAACGTGTTGACCGAGGTCTTGGTTGAGCCAAAGTCCAACACGCAAACTGCCGGGTTGCCACCGCCGTTTTTGTAGATCAACGCACCACGCGCCGTGATGGCGCCAGTCCAAGAGGCGTTGGCAAACGAGATGTACACCACTGCATTCTGCCCGGTCTGGTTACCAATCGTTGGCACCTGCGTCACTGTCAAAGCCAAGCCGCCAGCAGCATAGTTTCCACCAGAGGCTTCCCCCGTGGTGGTGTACGCGGTTGTGTCGGCATTGAGTGTAGCTGTGTTTGTATACAGTGCAATCTTGAACGTGTCCGTCGTGAAGTTGAACGTGCCGTTCATCAAGCCGGTCTTGAAGGTGTTGCAGGTGTAGTTGCCGGTAAACGCCATCAACGCACCCCGTTATTCTGCGGCAGCGGCGCAACACGCGCCTGCCCGCTACGGTACGCATCGCTGCGCTCCAGGCCATCACCCAGACGCTGGGCCATCGCCATGGCTTCCTTGTACTTGCCGTCGTACAGCGCGATCAGGTCGGTCTCACCCTTCATGAAGGTGTATGCCTCAACCAGGCAGCCGTACAGCAACACCGTGTCAAAGTTGTCGCCAATCCAAGACGTGCCCTGGGCGTTGTTGACCTGCGTAATCGGCACAGAGAAGTCGACCGAAGCCGTGCCGCCAAGGTAGGTAGCGTCAGCAGACAGGCTATCTGCGACCGTATACAGGGAGCCGGAGTTCTTAATAAAGATCTCATCCACTGCACCGCCAGTAACGACGATGTCCGCCACAGCTCCTTGGCCAGTACCGCCCGTGAGCGGGACGCCGTAATACTTGCCGTTCGTATACCCAGACCCGCCCACAATAACGCCTAGCGCGTTAATAGAGGACTGCACAATAGATTTGGGGTAGTAGTAAAAGTGCAGTTCAACAGGGTAGTTGCTGTCGGGTGTGGGACCGACAATAAAAGACAGCTCATTGGTAATAGTGCTGCCAGATACGGTAGGACCAAATAGCGCATAGTACTTGGGCACACCCGTGTCCGTGGTCGGATTGGGGTATGCCTGCCGGATAAAGTTAACGTCTTTGTTGAGCAGGTACTCGTACGACCCGTTGACGATAACCGCCAGTGAGTACGTAGAGAGATAGTCGTCAGGCGCAGACAGATAAGGTATGGTCGATGTCAGGGTGCCCGTCATGTTTTTACGCAACGACGGGAACTGAACTGTGTTGTAGATGCGCTGCTCTGCCTGCTCGATGAAACGGTTGATCTGAGCGTTTGGCCCAATCACCGTCCCGTTCGAGAGGTACGTATCCGGGAACGCGTTCTCGGTATACGACTGAATAGCAGAAACAAGTTCGCTGTAGTTCATCTCAAGCCATCGGCCCGCGAGCCATCACGCCTTTGGTTGCTGCGCCAGTGCCACGGATTTTGATACCGTCAGTCTTGACACCCTTGTAGTCGTTGCTGTGCACGTTGGCAACAGACACGTTGGCGTCCTTCAAGTACTTCTTGTTGTCGCTTTGACCGGCTTCCTTGATGGGAGCGGGGCGGGGTTGTTTGTACGTTGCCATCTCAGCCTCCGCGACCAGAGCTGCGTTGGTTGGCTGCGCGAGCCAGGTTACGGCCCATGGTCATCATGGCCTTGGAGGTCACGCCGCCCTTAGCCAGTTTGGTCGGGGCCTTGCCCGGGTGCATGCGAGCTTCGTGCTTGTGCACGGCGGATGCCACCATTTTCTTGTCTTGCGCCAGGTCTTTCTTGTCCATGATCGACTCCTTACGTCGTTACTACCGTTACTGTACCAAGTTCTACGCGGGACACCAAGTTATTTGGTGTTTCAATCGACGTAAAAAACGTCGATCCGCCAACCGGATTCCACCCCCACTGAATGATGCGGCTACCACCAGACGGTGTGCCGTTCTCATCCGGGCCCGTGCCCACTACCTCAGTGATCTGCAAGCCCGTGTTGCCGCCCAACAAATACGTGATGTCAGGACGAGGATCGCGTACACCCTGCGGGTCATCAACCGGGTACATACCCAGCTGCAACTGCGGATGGTCCGGGTCCCAGCACGTCCTACATACCTTCAACTGGTACGGCTTGGTCTTGATGATCTCCGTCTTTAACTCGTGCAGCTTAAACCGGAAATTGCACCGGTCACACTGCGAGATCGAGTTCTTGCCGGACGAAAACCGGTTACCCATTACGTACCGCTCCCTATGAACATCTGGCGCGGCACAAGCCGCACAGCTGCCCGTTCCTGATCCTCATCGGCTGCCGTCATCCACGCCTCGTCGTACTGCGCCTTCAACACCTGCAAACGATCTATGCCACCAGGCACCTTGAGCGCGATGTAGTAGGCCAGGCCAGCGGCCAGACAGGGGATAAACCGGAACGGGACGTCAGCGATATTCACGCCACTGCCAGCATCCTGAATACGGCGCATACGCCAGTAGACGAACTGGTACTGGGTCCCGGGGTCCGGCGTAGGCCAGACCGTAATTGACTGCTTCTGGGTCAGCTTGATGGCCGTACCAGAAGGGATTGAAGCCGCCGTGGTGCCGTCTTGGCCCCGGCAGCAGTTGTACAAGTAGAACGGGGCTCCGTCCTGGGGGTTGCTGGTCTCGTTGTAGCTGATCAGCTCGGTGCCGATCGTCAAGAAACCCGCTGTGGGCAGACCCGCCAGGGTCGAGACCTGGATTGTCGTTGCGTTTGCTGCCGTCGTCCCGCCAGTCGTTGTGGCTGCGGTAAGCGCAGAGTTGGCTGTCAAACGCTGAATCCAGACCTGGATGGGACGTCCGGTTGTCAGCTTGTTGGGGATCGTGGCATACGTCGGCATGCTGATCCGGGTGATGGTCAGGTCCGCCTGGTTGCTAGGCTGGTTGGCGTTGGTCCGAATGACGTGATCCAGGATGTCCACCGTGTCATCGGGCAGTGCGTACGTGGGTTGTCCGGTCACCAGATTGATCGTCTGTTGCTCGAAAGTCCACATATTGACGCCACGGTTGGCCCAATCTGCAAACAAAAGGTTTAACGACCGACGTGCGGTGCGCAGGTCGTAGCCCGTGCGAAGTTCGGAGCCTGCACGCTCAAACGCTTCCTCGACGATCTCAGACAGATCGAGGTTGAATGCTGCTACGCCGGACGTTGTTGCCATTATTTACCCTTTGCGGCACGCATGTTATCAACCAAGTTTGGGTACGGACGCCCAGCAGCTTTTGCCATGGCCTTGGCCTTGGCTTTCTTTGCAGGCGCCATCGGCTTGGAAGGCCCCAGGTTCTTAGGCCGGGGCTTTTCCCACACCTCTCCGCCCTTGGCGTACTGCGTGAAGTCCGTGTCGTCTCGACGTGCTTTTTTCACGCCCTTGGGCATCTTGGAGGGGGCGATGGCCCCCATCCCACGGGAGGCCATCATTTCAGCACTTGCCTTTTGCGTAGCCGCCCTTGTTCATACCCAGCGGCTTGCTGCCGCTCATGACAACTTGCTTGCCCTTGGTTTTACCCTTGGCAGCAACACCGTCACGGCTAGGGGCTGCGGTCTTGACCTTGCCCATCTTTTTG